ATACCTGTGAAAAAGTTGTAGTTCCCGAAGATGTGAATGAATACGCTTCTGCTTGGAATGGTACTGTACTTTCTAATACAGGGATTTTTTCTGTTGACTTAATTCCTGTACGGATGTCAACACCTTTACCTAAAGTTACACCTCCTAAGATTGCCTTGGAGATAAGGTCTGCTCTGTTTTCTTCAACATAAGCAGTCATTGAATCAAATGAAAATGCCATTTTGTTTTTGTTTTATTGGTTAATAGTTATATACTTTTTTTCTAAATTCTTCTAAACTTGTAGTGTTTGATTTTTTAAAGTTTTCTTTTGAAGTTGACTTAGGCTCAACACTTGGAGCATCCGCAACTTTTTCAATCAATGAAAATAACTTTCTGTTTAAATCTGTTTGTGCTAAAATTGAAGCGTTTGCAGATTCTAAAGCTTGGTTTGATAAGCCTAATGCAGATTCTAACTTTGCTAAACGCTCGTTTAATTCAGCAAACTTTGCTTCAAATTGCTCGTTATTATCGGATGCCATTTCTTCCATAACAGGTTCTTCCATTACTTCTTCAGGTTCAATGCCTTTAACAACTCCGTTTTCAACGTAAACTTTCATTGGCATTTCATTTACCATAATAACCATTTCAGTTACTTCAACAGGCAAATCCATAACACCTTCAGGGGTTATTACTTGTAGTTTAGAACCTACTGCGATTTCTTCTGTATCAGTACGAACAATAGAACCATCTTTTGCTTTGTAGTCAGCAAATTTTAAGTTCTTAACTTCGTCTTGAAAAATATCCTTAAACAATTCTTTCATATCTGAAAAAACTTCTTTAAACGTTTGTTTTTTATTTTCCATTGTCTTGTTTTTTTATAAAGTACATTAAATTCATTTAGTTGCAATCTCTGCCACTTTTTTTCTTAAGTTGTGTATTCTATCGGCTAGACTTTCGATAACGTTTACAGGGGCATCTTTTAGCTTTCTATGAGCAAAAGCACCCTCAACACTAAAGCCTTTAAACACTCCTGTTCTTATAAAGTCATTCCAAACTTCGTTATTATCTACTTTAAAAGTTCCGAACCATGAACCCTCTGTTAATGTAGGATAACCTTCAGGTGTTTTGATGCCTCTTGTTTTGTCAATAATAAAAGATTCAACCATGTAAACTCCATCAACTTGTCTTTCACTATCGTGCATCATGTTTACGTTATGAGTAAATCCTTTTTTGAAAAATCTTTGTGCTATTTTTTCAATCTGTTCTTTGTCAAACACTACATAATATTCTCCACTTTCATCTGCTCTATAAATAGGTAAATCGGAGATCATGAGTGCGCCGCTAATCAATCTACGTTCTTTATCTGCAAAGAATTTAAAATGCCCTTTCATGTTTTGTTCATCCCATTTTGAATAACAAATAGCAGCAGCCTGGTCTTGTTCTTTTCCGTTTCCTATTTCAACAGAAATGCAACGTGAAACAAATTCATCTTTGCTTTCTCCTGCTCTTGGGTTTACAATTAATTCATCATAATGATATAAGTATTCGCTATCCTCTGTATGTACTGCACCAGTCATTAACCTACCATTTGCATCTTTATGAGTTGGTCCATTATAAAGTTTACCGTCTTTTGTGTAATGTGGCACACCCTCTTTTAATTTTTGATTATCAATTTGTTTTAATTTTTTTTGCGCCCATTCAACACCTGCATCTCCGCCCCATGCTAACCACATTAACCTGCCACAGCCATCGCCTAACTCTTTTTGTGAGTTTTGTCTGTGCCTTTCAAATGCAGCCATTCGTGCAATTGTATCTCTACTTATAGCTTCACCATTTGCTAATTGATTTGCTCTAATTTTTCCAACGGGAGTTCCACAATCACCCCATCCATTTTCTTCTGCATATCTTAAAGCTATTTTAGCATTCTCACTAGCTTGTTTTGGGTAATCAGTATAACTTTCAAATTGATGTTCTTTAAATGCGTGCCAATTAGTTTCTATTGCAGGCTGGTCCACCAAAGCAATATACTCAACTCCAAGTTCATCACTATCATCAATTACTAATTTATAAACTGGTAAATTTTCCATGTTATCCTATTTTTGAATTATTACTTAATTTGTTTACTCTTTCTGTTACTGCTCTACTTTCACTTTCAACTACATACGCTTTCATTGGTGCAGCTTCTCTATTGCCTTGTCCAGCTACTGTGCCATCAGGATTAAGTTGAGTTACTGTGTTTTGTGCTGTTAATCCTTGAGGGGGCTGACCACCGCCACCGCCTTGACTAAAAGTTCCTAAATTACCACCGCCACCTCCACCACTTGCACCACCACCGCCACCTTCAAATTTAGTCTTTGCAATTACAGCTACTCGAGCCAATCCACTTGCTATTGCAATTGCTGCTGCTATGTTTGCTCTTATTGGTGCGTCAGGTGTTGGAATTGCCATTTGACTTGCAAATGCTGACTGTGCAGCTTGATAAGTTTCAATGGTTGCTTGTGCTAAACTTGCAGCCTTTTTAATTTGAAATGCTTTCTTTTGACTTGCTTCACTTTTACCTGCAAAAGCATCTGCTAAAGATTGAATTGATTGAAGACCTTGTAATGTTAATGCAACTTCTTGCTCTTTTGCTTTCTTTTTATTTTCTAATGCTTTCTTTTCTTCTTCTTCTTCTTTTTTAGCTTTTTCTTCTAATAATTTACCATATTCTTCATCTGCTTTTATTTGCTCTGCGATTTCTTGGTCTCGCATTTGTTTTAGTCTCGCTGCTCTTTGTTCTTCTAATTTTTTTTCTTTTTCAATTTCAATATTAGATAACCTTTCAGCTTCTGCTAAAGCATCTTCAAACTCTTTATTTGATTCTTCTTTTTTCTCTATTACTCTTTGTTTGGATTTTTCAGCTGATGCTTTATTAGCTTCTGTTTCTAATTTTGCATTTTGTATTTGTAAATTTCGTTGAATATCTAATCTTTCATTAGCTAAATCTTTCATCAACTTTAAAGTTTCTGAATTAGCTTTTTGTAATTCTATATATTCATCTCCACTTGTATTTTTCATCAATACAAGTCTATCTTTAAATAATTTGTTAGCTGTTTTTATCTCTTCATCTATTCTCTTTATTCTTTGTTTGCTTAACTCTTCATTTAATGCTGCTAATTCCTGTGCGCTTTTACCTTGTGCCTCTGCTAAACTTTTTCTAAAATCAGTTTCTTTCTGCATTGCCTTGTCGGCTTCCTGCATTAACTGTAATTCTTTTTCTCTATTAGCAATAACCTCTTTTTGCGCTTCATCTTCATCACCCATTGCATTTACTACTAATGCAATAACACCAACTAAAGCTGTTAATCCTGCAATGAGTAATCCTACTGGATTTGCAGCCATTACAGCATTGTAAATCCTTTGAGCAACAGTTGCAACCTGTGTTCCAATGGTTGTTGATTTTAAAAGATTACCAACAGCCTTTAAACTATCTCCCATTCCTGCAAGTCCTTGAATGCCTTGAGTTATAGCCATAGTTGCTTGTAACTTAACCATTGTTTCATTTAAGGCTTCATTATCAGCACCAAATAAAGCGGCAGCACCTTGAGCAGCTTGGAATCCATTTGCTAATCCACCCATTACATTAGTAACAGCAGCTATTTTCTTATCAGCACCTGCAAAAGCATTGATTTCATCTTTAAGGTCACCTATGTCATCTTTAACAGCACCTAATCTCTTTAAAGCATTAATATACTCTTCAGTTCCTGGTGTTAATCCTGAAAGTTGTTTTTGTATATCCTTAAACTCATTTCTTAAATCACTAAGCGACTTTGCCGAGTCGCCTGTGTTTACATCTATTTCAATTGTAGTCTTTGCCATTATCTTTTAAGTACCAATTATGAATAAACTCGTATTTCGATTGCTGTATTATCTAACAAATCATTTGCATTAGGTATGAATGGAGTATCACTTGTTATGTCTTTTGTATTTATGTATAATTCACTTGCAGAACTTTGAATAACAGCAATAATAGCATCACTCCTAGTTGGTGTTGATAATACTATTGTTTTGCCTACTGTAAACTCTCCATTTGAAATTAATTTATAAAGTCCTGTTGAATCATAACTTGTTGTTATTCCTGAACTCATTGTAGTTTCTAACTCTACTACTGTAGGTGCTGTAACTCCTGACTGACTAAGTAAAGCAACATATTTTTTATAAGATACATTGTTTAAAGTCTTAATTCCATTGTTATAAGTTACATTGGATTCTGTTACTGTTATTCCTGAACTATTTGTTACACTTACATTTGAAACACCGCCTAAAACATTAATTCCGCTCGAACTTGTTATGCTTACATTTTTTGAGCCTATGCCTATAAAATTATTATTGCCTGTTACAATAATGCCATCTCCACTTTGAATTACATTATTTCTACCACTAACAATTGCACCTTCAGGATAAAAGTTATTATTATAGCCACCTGTTATTCTACCAGTTGGTGCTATAATATTTCCATTGTCTTCTATACCGCCTTTATTATCAAATCCATCATCATCAATGTAAGTAGGTAAAGTCTTTAATTTAATAAACTCACATTTTGTCGGTTGGTTATTTATTCTATCGTAGTCTATTATCTTATTTAGTCTCCAATATTCATTCTCAAAAAAGAATGTATCTCTAAAATCTAAACTTTGAATGTCAAATTCATTAATTAAAAAGTAACCTGTAAATAGTTTACTATCCTTATCTGCTATTTGTTCAATGTAATCTTTCCAATATTTATTGTAAAGGTTATTTGATGTATAACGTGAAGGTGTATAATAAACTTGTCTAGGTATGCCAAAGTTTAAATCCAATGTCGGTTCTTGAACATCATCTAAATGTCCTGCGTATGGATAATCGTTTCTAACAGTTGTACCACTTGTTGCAATATGAGACCAAGGATAAGTTGTTTGTTTTAAACCACCATAATATAATATTCTCATATTAGATCCTGTAGGTTTTATTTGCCCATTATTGTCAACTGTATAAATTTTAGATAACACCCTATCATGTCCAATTGTATCTACTAATGGAGTAGGACTGAAAATTAATTCTGTTTTAACCTCACCTTTTAAAAAGTCATTTTGAATATCAAAACGTTTTTCTCCATAAATTTCACCGTATTTTGACTTGTATTGATTATTAAAGAAATCAGTATCTTCTTTGTAAGTAAATAGGTAAGTTTTATTGTTTAACTCACCCATCGGGATAATCTTTGTTTCTTTTGAGTAATCTAATTTATCACTCCAATCTCTAACAACACCACTTGAATAAAATGTTGGTCTTGGTTCAATATAAAGTTTATTAGGATTAAATTTATCAACCTCAACAAATAGATTAAACATTTTAACTATTGAATTGAAAAAATCACTTTGCTTTACATTATCAGGCAAATTGTAATTTAAATCAACTTCATCGTATTCTTGGATATTATTGTCAGCAGGAAAAGCAGTTGCATAACTTTCATTTAATATATTAACTTCACAATATGAGTTAACCCCTACTGGCTCAAAGTTAGTTGTAACATTATTGTAATATAATGAGGCTGGGTATCTTTGCCCTCCTACACCTCCTAAATAAATAACTTGAACAATATCATTTTCAGCTAAATAAACAGTATTTGATAATTCGCCATCAAATGTATCAGTTGTTGTGCCACTTGTAACAGTTAAATTATTTGATGCTGTTACCATGAAGCTATTATCAATATCGGAAATTGATGGATAAGGTTTCATCCTAACAGGAATATTAGCTATAAAGTCACCTGACGGAAAACCAGTTCTTGGATTTTTTCTTATAACTACATTTCCAATATC